TCACACTAGAGCACACCATACTCTAGAGGCAGATGTTCATGGTCACGTCCATCAATTCTTGAGAAAGAATCCTGAGACCTGTGACTATATTGATTATTGAATTCTATAAAACTGGAAAAATTTTTCCCGCAAATTTTTCACTCAAAAGGTCGCACTAAACTGCGACCTTTTTTAGTTTCTTGGAGATAAATTCTGAGCACTCTCCGTAAAGAACTCTTGTCTTAAATTCGTTGACGAATCTTCTTAGTAGACCACCCTTCAGTACAAAAATATCTCTTTTCTTTTCGTTTTGTTGAATTTCATACTCGTAATTGTAAACTGGTACTGCTGCACTGGTGCCAGGAATTGATACGGTACTAGTTCCATTCCAATATTCAAAGTCTGAATTATAGAAGTTCTCGTCAACAATTAGGTCTGCTTCTAGTGCGATGATATCAATACCATCTAGTTGCTGACCAGTTTTAACTTCTAAAGTTCTATAATGGTGAATTCCTGAGTATGCTTCACTGCCATATTTTTCTTCTGCCATTAGTTGTACTGTATAGTCATCAACTGGTAGAGAGAACAATGGATCTATCATGTTGTTTGTCAGTACGATAATCCAATCATATTCTCCATTACCATAAGCATCATATGCGATTTCATCCAATCGTTTACCGTTTTCTACAGAATATTTGTTGTAGTATACAGAAAAATCAAAAATGTCAGGGTTAATTTGATATCTACGAAAAAAATTCTTCGCAATAATAAAATCAGACTCTGAAAAAGGATAACTGATTGGTTTTTTATCGTAATTAATATCTGGTAAAAGTGAAAAGTACATTAGTATCCTTCTCTAATTTCTGATGCGTAAATGAGTTTTGTTTCTAAGAATTGAAGTGATAATTCAGTAGCAACAGGTGCTCCTGCTTGTCCTTTACTGCCACCATATGTAGCGTAGGTTCCGTCTGGAGTGTAGTTTACTTGAACTTGTCTAATCGCACATGGTTTAAATTGTGCGATGTACTTATGTGAGTCTGGTCCAGTCATGAATGTAAACTTACATAGTAGTGGTACACTAATAAAAGTTACACCACCAGATTGAAATTCATTTCTCAATCCCTTGTCTGCTCCTCCAGATCCCCACTGTGGTAGAGAAGCGGAACGGAAAGTATTCACAATTGATTTAATTATCTGTGCTTCTTCTTGATTTTTAGGAACCATCTTAAAAGTCATTCCAATTTCCCTAAGATCTGGGGAATCGTATAGAAGTTCTGCATTAGGATTTAGAACAATACCTCTGGTTGCTCCAGTGATATCATTAATAGATAAGTTTCCACCTACACCTGGAATGGCATTCAGTGCAGAAGTTTTAAGTGACTCTGTAATTGCAGTTATATTACTTTTAAAATCTTTGAGTTTTTGTCCTGCAAATGACATATCACCACCAGATAGAGCTGCTATAGCTCCTTTTCCTAGACCAGTGAATGATTTTCCTTCCCAGTTTTGCTTCAACTCATTACTGAGATCTTGAGGCATAGGAAGAATTAAGGTGTCTATACCATCGTCAATATTTACTTTGACTTTTTCAAGAGATTCATTTGAAACTCCAGCATTGTAAGTGTATCTTTCATCTTTGGTTTTAGAATCTTTTCCGAAGGGAGGATTGTATTTTACAAATTCAAATAGCACATAGTCTTCATCCTCAGTAATTAATTTATCTTTTGGATACCTCTTAATACCTTTATTAACAGGACCAAGTGGTTTTGGTGAGATTCCACCAAGACCTCCATAATTTTGCTCTTCTAAAACCTTTGGATCTATTGATCCTTTATCTGGGCGATCATTTGGATCGGTTGGAGGATTAAATTGCCTAAAATTATTCCCTAAAGGCGGTCCTTTTCCATCTTTACCAGACCCAGCAAAAAGTCTAAACTTTCCTTGCTGTTCGTAATAGACGTAGTATTTGCCGTCATCACCTAGATAGTAATCGCCTGTGCGCCATCCGCCAATTGGTGTTGCCATTTACTTTACCATCTCTGTGTCTCTTTGTTTACCATACCCACGTATTACTCTCCTTCCTTTGATGCGGTCGTAGTAGTTTTCGTCTGTCTCCTCCCACACAAGTTCTTTAGTGTAAGGAAACTTGCCTTGACTACCTTTTACATTACGAACAAAGTTTTCAAGTGGTAATAGAATGGCAGTGTCCCATTCTGAAGCGGCAAGGTCAAGCATGAAACCATCTACTTGACTGGTTAAATATTTATGGAAGCATTTCTTAGGAATGTCAATTCTACCTTCCATTAATCTTTTAATTGCCATGATACGTTTCTTTGGTGACATGTAATGTAAGTTACATCCCCAAAATTCTTGAGGAGTTGCTCTCATTACATAAACCAAAGGAAATGTGTCATAGTAAGGCAACCACTTCATCTTTGCCTTATACTCAAACATGTATAGATGACCAGAGACTGCATATCTTCTTAATAGATTTGAATCTGGTTCATCTTCTTGTCCTCTTTGATCTATCTTCTCCTGTCTTACAACTTTTGATGGGTCTTTTTTGTATTCGGATGATAGTTTCTTGACGGCGTTCTTATACCAGTTATAACTTTGCTTCTCACCGCCAGTCATCTCTGTTACTTTCTCAAAGATGGTTGTGTATCCAGTGTTCTCTTTCGTTGAGTTGCGCTGGATTGTTGCAAATCCTTGTGCCATTGCTCTTTACCTAGAATAAGTGATCTTCTGTTAGGATTAAAAAATTCATCTGCCTATCCTCACAGAAGTCCTGAGCAGCGTCCCATTTGGCACGGTTCTTGACGAACGTCAGGGCAGCCCGTTTATAGGCAGCAGTCCTTTTGTTTTTGTCATTCGGTGGTTGTGTTTGTTTCTTGGGTTTTACTTCAATGATATATTTCGTTACACTTCCTGTTTTCTCACGGACTTTGATGTAAAAATCAGGGAAGTATCTATGCACTCGTCCATCAGTTGGACAACGATATGGAATAATGACTTCTTCACTACCCCACTCTAAAATTGAGGGATTATTATCACAGAACACCATGAACTTTCGTTCCCATAATGATCTATAGATAATGCGAGTAGGATTGCCGCGATACTTTTTTGGATTGACTGGTTTGTACAGTCCAGAGTATGCCATAAATATATAAGATCCCACAAGTATATTTAGCAGTGGCAGTAACAAGAATCAATGAGTTCATGAAAAGTATAGGTGCTCAGGGCGGTATGTCCCTGTCATCTGGTTTTGATGTTGAGTTTGATTTTACTTCTCCTGAGAAATCAAACTCAGTTGGAGAGATAAAGAGTAAATTTGAGAGTAAATATTACAAATCTAAAGATAATAAAAATGTTGTTCACATGTTATGTGATGAAGCACAACTACCAAATGTTCAGTCTGGTGTAGCTCAAATAACTGGAAAATATCTAGGTCAAGGACCAGTCTCGTATCCTCATACCAGAATTTTTACCGACTTAAGTTTAGGTTTTATGCTAGATGCGGACTTAACTCCACTGAAATTCTTTAATGAATGGTATAATTATATTTTTTCTGAGGAGTTGAAGGAAGAATCTCAGGGAAGATTTGATGAGATGAAATCAACTCCTAAAATCGCACATAACCGTACTAATAGACTAAAATACTTAGATCAGTATGCATGTACTCTTAAAATTTTGAAAACTGAACCTGGAGTTGGTGCATCTAATGAAAGATCTGCTGTAGCCTATTTTCTGGAAGAGTGTTATCCATATTCTATTGATGCAGTTCCTCTTGCATATGGATCATCTCAAATTACTAGACTTACGGTCAATTTCTACTACAGTAGACATACTGTGAAAGTTGGTGATGTGAAGAGTCAGTTTCAAGCGTTTGGTGGTGGAGTTGAGGTTGCTCCTGGTGTATACAGAACTGAATATATTTCTGGAGATTATGTCTACACTTATGACAATGGTAAATTTGTCAAAAAAGAAAAGGTAAAGTGAAAATTGACTTTTTGATTCCATAAAACTCGGAAAATTTTTTCCGCTAATTTTTTGGTGAAAAAGTCGCTAAATATAAATATGACCTTGGAGTTAATATAATGGCATTGCCAAAACTGGGGTATCCAACATATGAGTTGGAATTACCCTCTAATGGAAAAACGATCAAATATCGTCCATTTTTAGTAAAAGAAGAAAAAGTACTTTTACTTGCTTTAGAGTCACAAGACGAAGGGCAGATTACAAACGCAGTAAAGGACTTAATCAAAAATTGTGTTATTTCAAGAATTAAGGTAGATACGCTACCCAGTTTTGATCTTGAGTATTTGTTCTTGAAAATTAGAGCAGCATCAATTGGAGAAGAAATTGTCTTAACAGTTACCTGCTTAGACGACAATGAAACTAATGTAGAGGCATCTATCAATATTGATGAAATTGAAGTAACCAAACCAGAAGGACATGATAGAAAAATCATGTTTGACGAAGAATTTGGTATTATGATGAACTATCCAAGCATGAAGCAGTTTGTGGATAGAGAGTTTTTACAGAAAGAGATGAAAACCGAGGAGGTTTACGGATTCATCGCAGATTCTATTGATCAGATCTTCCAAGGTGAAGATGTATATGACAATAGCACTACTTCAAAGAAAGAATTCCGCGAATTTGTTGATAGTTTGACTACAAAGCAATTTGAGCAAATTCAACAATTTTATGCCACTGCACCAAAATTGAGTCACACATTTAGTGTGGTAAACCCCAAAACTGGTGTTAAATCTGATTACACGCTTGAGGGTCTACAGAGTTTTTTCGCATAGCACTCTTCCAAAATAACTTGGAGGGGTATTACCGAATGAATTTTGCTTTGATGCAGTACCATAAATATAGCTTGACTGAGATTGAAAGTTGGATGCCTTGGGAAAGAGAAGTATATACTACTTTCCTAATGCAATATCTTGAAGAGGTCAAGCAAAAACAAGAAGCAGCAAAGAACAAATAGTGGCAGGTCTTTCTAAAACATACAGTGGTGATTTTACCAGTTTTGTTG